ACTGGTGCTTCATCAGGATTACTTTCTGATTCTCCTGCGTCAGAGGGCCAAATTACTTACTCAGCCACGGGCCCTTCTACGGTAACTTTTACAAATATTGCAGGTGTTTCGGGTGCTAAAAATGATTCTGAGCAAATACAAGCATCAGGGCTATCTACAGGTTTTTATAATATAACAGCATCTAGATCCGGATACACATCTTCAACTATACAAATAAAAGTAGGCTCTCCTTCAAATGCTAGTAGAGAATCAATTTTTACTCCAAACATAACTAGCACAGGATCTGGTACTACACCTATTGTAGGAAAAGTATTAGAAGGTTCCACTGGTGATGTTGCTTTTCATTATAATGCCAATACCACTGCAGCTCCTAATGCTGTATTTAAAATAGGACCATTCGAATCATCAGTTAGTGGTACAGTTTTTATACCATTACAAACTAGCACTCCTCGAGATTTGGTTGCTGGACTTCCTACATTTAGCGGATTTGATGCTTCAAAATTAGATATATCTATATCTGGTAAAACAAACGGTGTTGATTATACTGCTACTATATGGGATTCAGGGCCTTCTTTATTTGGTGTATTACCTTGTATTATGATTGAATGTAATCCAAACACTTTAAATGGTGGCACCGCATCTGTAACACATACTTTAAATATAACTTATAATTATTAATATGGCTATAGCTAAAATTCAACCGCCTTCTTTTGTAATGGATAAAAAAACTTTTACTCCAGATAAAGATATTAAAATTAATTCTGTTAAAAATTCATATTTATTACCTTTAAATTTTAAAGAAGGTGATACAATAGAAGCTGGTACAGAATTAAAATTTAATATTGATGGATTTGATGATTTTCGTGCGTTTCCAGAAGCTATAATAGATTATACAGAATTATAATATGGCAAGTAATATACTTAAGTTTCATCCTAGTAATTTAATTACAGGAATAAACATTATTGACGATATGCTGTTTTTTACAGATGGAGTTAATGAACCTAAAAAAATAGACCTAGATATATTTAGAGCTGCAGATCATTCTTCTGGTAATACTGTTGTATATGGTAGAAACTTTCAAGAAAGAGATATAACTGTAATTAGGCCTCATCCACAAACAGCAATACAAACATCAATATCTAATTCAACAGCTGTTATAGATCCTATAGCTGCTTTTCCAGAAGTTACTACGGAACCCGCTACTGGCCTTCAAGGACAAGCTGGTGCTGTTACATTAAGAGGTACATCTAGATCAGGAAATTTACCTTTTACTTCAAGAGGATTTTATTATATACAGTCTGATACTGATATAAATGATAAAGATATAATAAAAGCAAATGGTACACTAGTAGACTCTGATATAAACGGATTTGATTTTGCAACAGAAATAACAGGTTTAACATTAACTAAAAGATATTATTATATAGCTTGGGCTCAAAATGATATAGGTAATCAAAAAGTATTTGCAACAGATACATTGGGGCAAGATGATATAGAATCTTTTGTTGTACAAGATATTGCTAATACACCGGGCGGTAGCCAATTAGCTTTATTTACTGCGAACCCTCAAAACCATGTTCCTGATAAAGGAAATGATGTTGTTTTAGGAGCAACTGAAATAGGAGGCGGTAGCTCTACAGATAATATAACTTATAAAGGATTTTTTGTTTATAGAACACAAATTACAGATACACAAGATTTTGCACAAAATGCTGGTAATTTACAAACTTTAGTATCTAATTTAGCAGGTAGTAAATCTGTTGAAATTGTAGAATCTCTTCCTAAAGATGAGTTTAGATTTTTTAATCCACCATATGAAATAGATCCTAATAAGAAAAATTTTATTTCAATTGTCCAAGTAACATCTGATGAAAAAATATTTGTTCAAGCATTTGCAGGAACAGGTAAGTCTAATGCAATAGAAGAACTTGGACAAATCAAAGTTTTTCCTGTAACCGCAAGTACAGATCCTAATTTAAAACCTAAAGTTAGTTTACCAAAACCTCAATTTGTTCTTCCTTTCGATCAAAATGGTACATCGATTACTATGAAAGCAAGGCTAGACAGAGATGACTGGAGAAGCACAGCTAGATTTGAAAGAGGCTTTTATTTTTCTAAAAAAGAGTTTACTGTTGATATGGTTGTAAAACTTTTAGCTTCTTCAAATGGTTTTGCCGCAGTAACTCAAGTAGATATACCTGTTAATGGGAAAACAGATGGTTTTATAGATATAGAATGGTCAAAAGCTGTAGATAATCCTGATATATATAGAGCTAAAACTTTATGGGAAAGAGTTGGATATATGGGAGATTTTCAAGAATTTGATTTAAATACTTCAAATATAGCAGGCTTTACACTTACTAAAGATGAATCTGTATGGGTAATGCCTTTTGGTGTAAGCAATCACGGTGAAGGATATGAAAGAGAGGGTCAGCCTGCTGTTAGACAATTTAAAGCGGGTGCTTCTGATCCTAAAGTACCGGTTACAATTAAATCAGATAAAATACAATTTATAGGTGGTAAAATACAAGTTGATTTTACTATTGCTTTTGCACAAGGATTAACAGATGCTAATAAGCCTATTAGAGCTGGAGTATACTTTACATCACAAAACGAAGGTATAGCTCTTGGCAATGGAGCAAATATAAATAAACAAAATACTATATTAGCAAGACAAGCTCGTAAAGATCCTTCTAATAATAGAATAGCACGAGCACTTTACACAGAAGATATTAATAATAATGCTATTTTAACATCAGGAAAAGTAAATGCAGGCAGTTTTCAAGTACAATATGGTGCTGATATAACAGCTACTACACCAGGTGCTGGAGTTGCTAGAGTATCTTCTACTTTACCTATGGAAAGAAAAGAATATTATGCCATGCCTTTTGTTGAATTTGATGGTAAAGATGATGTATTTGGATATGTACTTGGACCACCTAAATTAGGTAGAGTAAATGATCCTCCACAAATTAAAACTTTAAAAGCTACAAATATAACTAAAGACGGTAGTAATAATCCAATTTTAACATTTAACGGAGAATTAGTTCCTCAATTATCAAATACACCAACATTAACAGAAGCCGGATTTATATATGCTACAGCAGATCCTTCAGATGCGGCTGCTCAAAAAACCGCTGCAGAAAGTGTAGCTGCTGGTACAGCAAGCACACTTGTTGCTGTAAGTAACTCAGTTACAAGTAATACTCCTAATAGTATAGCTTTATTAAATAGTTATTTAGGTCAGCAAGGCACAGCTGGGCAAACACCTATATGGAAAGCACAAAAAACATTTACAGGAGAGCAAGGTAAGTTAGTATTTTATATTGCTTATGTAAAACTTTCTGGTACAGGAACAACTTTACATTTAGCACAAACAGATGACCAAGCTCAGGATTATGGTAAAGGTGTAGTAAGAGCTAAATTAGTTGGTACAGTAGGTGGTGGTGGAAGTAGCACTGTTGGCGCAAGATTACCTGTTCCACAATTAGAAACTAACCCACAGCCTACAACATCTTTTGGATGTACTTTTGTTGCTAAAAGAGGAGATGATGGTGGTGCTAATTTATCTTTACATAATATGACACCTAAGTTTTATTATATGAGAAAAGAAGATGTACCATCTGCTTCTCAATCCACTCCAGCTACAAGGCAAGCATATATGAGAAAACATTGCAAAGGTGCTGTTGGAGGCACTAATGCTACAGCAACTCCTGACGGCATCTCCGGTGTAGTTACAGTTAATTCTGCAAATGATTTAGCAGCTCAAGATAATATAGTTAGTGTTAAAATGGGAGAAGGTAGTAATCCTAAACTAAATTCTGATACAGTATATTATTATTTTATAACTACTAATAATGGATTTTCAGGATCATTTTTTACTGATCCTAGTAGTCCAGGAGAGGGACCTTCAGCAAATGCATTTCAGTTTAGAACAAAACCTTTTGTTATTCCGTTTGATAAATCAGATCATGCAAACCATACATGTGTAAGTGGTTGTAGAGCTTTTATGAAAGTAGTTGGAAACAGTGATACTATTCCTGTAACAGAAACAACTGCAGATATTGAAGTTGAATGGACTGGTGGGGGTGGTACTAAAAATTTTGTATATCAAGGAATTTTTCTTATAAAAACTTCTGATATGTTAGTGCCTTTTCAAGCTAATAGAGGTTATTTCGCTGTGCATGTTTTGCATGCTACAAATCCTGCTGCAACATTTCATCCTTCAATAGGAGATGGCCACGATACTATAAAATTAACAGGGTTAGAAAAAGGAACATCTTATCATGTACTTCCTGTTATTAAAAATGATAATACTCTTACAGCAGCTCCTGTATATAATACTTATGATACAACAGGAAATGGAGGTTTTGCTACTTTAACAGCACCTAGTGGCAGCGGAATTAATTTAGTTGGTGCAGGAATAGGAATGAGACCTACAGAATTTAAAACAGAAGGTTCTACTGTTAAACCTGTAGCACCTATGAAAGTATCTCTTACCCCTGGCGCTGTATATTTAAAAAGAGATGGAACTCTTAGAAAAGCTACTTTACCTGGTTCGTCTGGTGTAGGCAGTAAAATAGTAAGCTTAAAAGTTAATTTATCACCATCAACCGCAATACTTAAAGAAAAACATATAAGTTTTCCAGGTGCAAATTTATTTACCTCACCTATACAGGTTTCATTTCCTGGTGGTAAAAAAGTTTTAATAAGAAAAAATAGCCAAGATGGCTCTTTTATAATAGATTTAAAATTTGCTGGCTTTACAGGGTTTGATATAGTTAAGAAAAAACAATCTGTATTACAAATTGATCACCCTGGCGGAAACGGTGTTTCAGCACAATGTAGAATATTTCAAAGTAACGATTAAATAATATGTCAAAAAAATTACCGTTTGAAAAAGTTTTTCCATATTTTAGTTATAGATGGAGATATAATGATGGACAATATTCACCTTATGCTCCGTTTACAAAAGTAAATTTTATACCAAAAGCGCCAGATATAGAAGAGTTTTTTAGAAATGGGCACAATACATCTATTACAAATATTTTAGAACAAATTACATTAAATAATATAGATAAAGGTGGCCCTGATGTAGAGGCTGTAGATATATTATATACAGAGTCTATTTCAAGTACAATTTATGTTTTAAAAACTATAGAAATACCTGAGGCTGAAAGAGGTGATGGTAGCCCTTTAGAAATACAAGTTAAAGAAAGAAGTTTTGGTGCAGCATTACCTGCTAATCAATTAACTAGACACTTTGATAGTGTACCTAGAAAAGCTAAAGCACAAGAAACAACTGCTAATAGAATTTTTTATGCTAATTATATTGGAAAATATAATCAAAATGATCAGCTTCGTATTAAATTAAATACTAAAGCAATAATAGATCCTTTAAATGGTCCTGCATTAAAAACTAATAGAACTTATGAAGTAGGTGTTGCTTATATAGATAAATTTGGGAGAGTTGGGGGGTTATTAACACAAAAAGCACCAGAAATAGATGGTGAGGGATCTTCAATTAAAACTTCTTTTACTCAATTATTTAGACCTATTTTAAATGCTAAAATACTTAGTGATCCACCTGAGTGGGCTAAGTTTTATAGATACTACGTTAAAGATATAGCTGGCGAACATTTTAATTTAACAGGCTTTAGTATATATAACGACGGTACTCTTACAGATAATGATTCTGATAACGTTTATGTACAGTTTAATTCATCTGACAGAAATAAAATAACAGAAGATACAATATTAATTCCAAGAAGACATAATTTTAAAAAGAAATCAAGCAATCCGAATTTGCCTGCAGGAGCACAAGGGCAAATTGAAGATGTATTTTTAGGTGAGTCAAGACATCCTGTGCTTGCTATAGAAAACGAAGCTCCTGATATTGTAAAATCTCAAATTAAAGAAAGAAATATTGTAGGTATAGGCAGCGTGCTTGATAGCGATCATTTTAATGCTATTGATGGTACAGCAGCACATAATACAACTAATAAATCATTAACTAATAACATAGCAGGTGCTTCACAGTTTATATTAATAGCTAATAGTGGAGCAATTTCAGCTGTACAAAAAGGTTTAAATGATTATATTTTATCACAAAATCCTAGTGCAACTAAATTAGATTATAATAGTATTGGTGCACAACAAGCCATAGATTGTACTGGATTTGCAGAAAGATTAGCGGTACAAGTAAAAGCTGTACTTAGAGATCAAGCTAGATTTAGAGATACTTTTGCATATTTAGTTGATACTGTTACAATGACCCGTGTTTCTGATACAGGTACTCTACCTGCTCACTGTAATGCTATAAAATTTAATATTTCTAATGAAATAGATGATGAGGGTAATATTACATCTGTTAGTAGTGGATTACAAAATAGATTTGATATGTCAAGTTTTGGCGGTGATAATGTAAATTTTCAAACTACTGCATCAGGAGCACAAACACAATTAATTCTTTCAAAATTAGCTATATCTGAAGCTGGGGCTGAAAGATTAAAAGGTTCATTTTTTGTTAAAATACCAAGAGTATTTTCAAATGATGCTCAAATTGCACAAGTTGATAGATTATTATCTGATCAAACCGTAGGTAGAAGTGTAGATGGTAAAATTACAGCAGACATAATAAAAGAAATAAATTTTGAAACAGAACCTATTGCAGATTCTCAATTAGATATTTATTTTGAAGGCAGCAGAACATATCAAGTAAGAGATGATGATGGTAATATTATAGATCATGGAGAAGATAATTTAGTTGAATATGCAAATTGTATTGCAACCTGTGAAGCAACTACTAGTCAAGTATATTTAGAATCAAGAAAAGTATTAGATAAGTTTAATACTACAGAGCTAGCTAAAGGTATTAGAGCAACAACGCCGGAACCAAGATATGCAGAAGAGCATAGAAAAACAGGTTTAATATTTTCCGGATTATTTAATTCTAGAACTAGTATTAATGAACTAAATCAATTTAGTTTAGCCGATGGCATTACAAAAGAAGTTGAACCAAACTACGGTGGTATACAAAAATTATATGCTCTTGATACTAACTTATTAACACTAGCTGAAGATAAAGTATTTAAAATATTAGCTGATAAAGATGCATTATTTAATGCTGATGACGGTGCTAATGTTACAGCTACAAATAGAGTGTTAGGTCAAGCAATAGCTTATCAAGGTAATTATGGTATAAGTACTCATCCTGAATCGTTTGTATACTTTAGAAATAATGTTTATTTTGCAGATGCTAAAAGAGGTGGTATTATACAATTAACACCTGCTAATGGACAAATGTTTCCAATTAGTTCAAAAGGTATGTCAAACTTTTTTAGAGATAGATTAGGAGCACTACAAACTACAACAGCTACAGATAATGATGGAAATGTATTTAATACAGCTAAAGTTTTAGGGCTTTATGATGGGCACAAAAAAAATTATTTAGTATCAATACAAGGGTATAACCAATCGGATGTGTCTATTGGCTCCGAAAGTATCCCAAATGAGACATCTAACATTACTTTAGCCTACAGTTTAAACACACAAGGCTGGACAACTAGATGTTCTTTTATTCCTGAAACAGGCATAACAGTACATAATAAGTTTTTTACTTTTAAAAATGGATTAGCATATTTACATCATTCTAATACCGCAAATAGAAATAACTTTTATGGGATAGCTAATAATTCAGAAGTACAAATAATATTTAATGATAATCCATCTTTTGTTTCAGATTGGCTTGCATTAAACTATGAAGGTACAACAGGATGGTTAGTTCCTGAAATAATAGGTGAGCAAGACTCCACTTACAATATAACCAATGTTAGATTATTAGATTCTGAAGATTCTAATTTTAATGGTTGGTTTTTAAAAGAAGGTAAATATTATGGATCTATAGTTGGTACTCAACCTGTATATATAATACAGCCTGGTAGTTCTATAGGTTCTGATGGATTTTATCCTTTAGTACAAGATGGTTCTAATACACAAGATGTATCAGGAACAAAAGGCTTTTTCTTAAAAGCAAGATTTAAAAATGAATCAACTTCAGCGTGTGAATTGGCTAGCGTTGGAAGTGAATACTATATTAGCCAAGCATAATTATATTAAATGAAATTACAGATTAGAAAAATTATTGAATCGGATTGGAATTTTTTGCCTTCATGGTGGAAAAATTACAATGACAACCCTGTACCTCGGGATTTTTTACCTGAAAATGGGTTAGGGGGATTTATGGTTTGTAAAGAATCAGATCCTATTGCATGCATGTTTCTTTATATAACTAATTCTAATACTGCTATTCCTGGAATAGTTGTATCAGATAAAGATTATAGAGATAATGATAGAAACGAAGCATTACAATTACTTTTAGATTTTACTGTAAAGTTTGCAGGAGATTTAGGTTTTAAATATTCTTGGGCTGTTGCTCACGAGAATATGCTTTTAAAAAAATATGAAAAAAGTGGATTTGCTAAATTTGGCAATCCTTGTTATGAACTAGTAAAAAAATATTAATATGGGAGCAGGACTAGGGGCCGCTGCAGGTCCAATAGGTTCTATAATATCTGGAGGTGTTACTATTGCGGGAGCAATGAGAGGTAGCAAGCAAAGAAAAGCTGAAGCTAGAAAAGCAAGAGCTGAATTTGAAACCAGAAGAGCCAATTTGCAAAATTTTACATTTACAAATCCATTCGCTGGAATGGAAAATGTAGCTGAAGATTTAACTATAAATCAAGAAGCTGCACAATTTCAAGCACAACAAACAGATCAAGCATTAGCAAACGCTTTGGGTGCTTTAACACAATCTGGGGGTACCGGAGGAGGTAATGCTCAAGCGATAATTAATGCGGCATTACAATCTAAACAAAATGTATCCGCAGACATTGCCAGACAAGAGCAAGCTAATAGATTAGCTGCTGTTAATAGAGAAGCTAAATTACAAGAGCTAGAAGCAACAGGAGATTTAGATCTTCAAACACAACAGTATACACAAAATCAAGAATTGTTTACTTTAGCAGCTGGAAGAAAAAGACAATCTGATGCTGCACAAGCACAAGCTACACAACAATTATTTGGTGGTATAGGTCAAGCTGTTGGCGGTATTGCTGGTTTAGGAGGCAAACTCGGTGGTGGAGGCGGCGGTGGAGCCGCTGATGTTGCTAGCACTGTTACCGGCGGTGGAGGAAGTAATGCAAAACAAATACCATTATAATAATTATGGCAAGAAGACAAATAACTAATCGGTTAAATTTAAACGAGGTTGAATATATATCTCAGGCTGGAAGAGATGTTGTAACTGAAACTATAGGAAGAGAAATAGGCGGTTTAGGCCAGGCTTTAGGTGCAGCATATACAAAAGCTTTTGGTAATAAAACTGAAGAAGTGGATCCAACGCCGGAAACAAAAGAGCAAGATTATACATCCACTGATTATACATCACAGTTAAATTTAGATGGTGGTGATGGTATTGGTTTTTTGCAATCTGACCCAATATTTACACAAACAGGTAATGCTGAAGTATATAGTTATGAAAAATTTGGAGAAGATATTAAAAAAGCGCACTTGCAAAAATTTCCAGGTGATTTTGAAGGAGCTAAAGCAGCAAAATTAGCACAAATTACAGCTGCTAAAAATTGGAATTTACAAACTTATGGTACTTTATCACCTACGGCTGAACAAAAACAAGCAAAGCAAGGTAAAATTACTGTTAATAACATGGTAGTTGCCTCTTATGACAGGATTGGTACTTATATACCCGGCTCTTCTTTAGCTACAAAAGATAGTACAACAAAAGGATCTAAAGATCCACGTATTGTAAATTATGGAGGAGGTATAGCTAATAGAAATAAAAATGTTCCTTTTGCAAGAAGAAGAGGTGCTTACGGAAGTTTTGGAAGACCACAAGGTGGATATGCTTTTCTTCAAAATGATTTATATAAAGTTGGACCATCTCAACCAGTTGAAGGAACGAGTGATGCATCTCAATATGTTGAAGGTAGAACATTTGTTGAAAAAGAACAAGAACTTTCTGCTCCTTCATATATGGGTAGTGCTGCTGCGCAAGGATATAATTTAACTGTTAAACAAAGAAATTACCAAAAGCAGGTTGATGCAGATATGGCCGACTATTTAAATGCTCAATATGCAGGACTTGATGTTGAAAGAACCGGAGACACTTTGATTGATGATTCAATACAAGAAACCATGATGGGTATTAAAAAGGAATTAGCTAATCATGTGAATCAAAGACAAAAATGGTTTGATGAAGGTAGAGGTTCAGCTTGGACAATTAAAATGAACCAACTAAAAAAAGTACCTAATGATGTTGCTAATTTTATACCTGCTATAAAAGAAAGTAGAGATGAAATAACTAAAGGATTAAAAGAAGGTACCTATGATCTTGCAGCAATGAGCCCTGAACAAAAAGATGAGCTTTTAACCATTGCAAGAGGTGGTTCTATGCTTGGTATGGCAAACACCCCAAGAGGAATTTCTATGATAGGCGAAACAAGAGGCAAACAACCATACTGGAAAAGTTTAGCAGATGTTATGAATGGTAATGCTGCTCCTCAAGTTATAGAAAAAGTTGATACTTTTCAGTCAATGCAAGACATACTTGGTAATTTTAAAAAGAATGGACAGTTTGCAGATTTTACATCTATGCAAACAATAGACCCGGCTACTGGTATGAAAATAACTTCACCAAGAAACTTTGATGATCCTGCTTTACAAAATATATTTACAAAATATATAGAAGAAGAATTAAGAGATAATAATGAAGCAAGAGCTCACGCTTCTAACTTTGGTATAGATTACAATGCTTATCAAGATATGATTGAAAAAGCAAATAAAGGACAAGGCCCAACACCTAAACAATTTATTGCTGATAAAATGATGGAGCAGTTAAAAGGTTATTGGCCAGGAATTTCTGGAAGTCCAAAAGAAGATGTTACAAGTATGACAACAAGCCTTATAACAGATAGGCGTCAAAGAGATCTTAAAGCTAATGAACTTGCAAATAAATTAAAAATTGCAAAAATTAAAGAGCAAAAAACAGGTACTTCAAAAATGCAAAATGCTGCTAATATATTATCTGATCCTAATTTTTTAAGATCATTTGAAAAAGATTCAGGCCTTGAACCTGCTACAATCATGCAGGCTTTTGGGTTGCAAGCTAAAATAAATGAATCTGATGACAAATTCTTAACCGTTGTAGATGGTAATAATCAATTTGTTATTCCTAGAAAAAACCGTAATAATGCTATAGATATATTAACAAGCACAGTGTTTGATATAGAAGATGTATTAGGAGTTAGAAAACTTACAATGGCACAATATCCAAAATTAACCGGTGGTCCTAAACCTGCACTACCAATAAAACAATAAATAAATGGCAAAATATTTTTTAAATAACGAAGAGTATACACTTGATGAAATTACAAGTGCCGCTGCAAAAAGCGGGTTAGACATTGACGCGTATATTGAAGAATACAATATAGAAGTTAAAGATGAAGAAGAAAAACCTCTTGAGGTAGATGTTATACAAGAAACTGAAGGCAAACAATCTGCAAATTTTAAAGATGTAACACCTATAAACGAAACAGCTACTCAAGAAGTAATAGAAGAAAAACCTGAAGAAATAGTAGAAGAAAAACCTGATGAGGCTAAAGTTGTTAAAACAGAAGAAGATCTACAAAAAGAAAATGCTGAAATTGATGAATTACTTGCTGATTTAATACCTGAAGTACCAGATGAAGAAAAAAGAAATTTACCTTATAGTGTTCAACAGCGTATTATTAGACAATATGGAGGTAAATTTACAAGAGGTAACGTTGATGTAGAATTAGAAAGATTTGAACAATTAAAAGCTGATCCGTTTAAAGGCCTTAAAGAAGGTTTTGAAGGTGATAAAAAAGCTTTCAATGAATTATACGAATATATAGCAGATAAGCAATATATTGAAAACTTTAAAAAAGGATTTAATCTTTTATCAAGTAGTATACAAGACGAAATACAAAACTCAGAAGAAAGCAGAAAAAAAAGAGCTCAAGCTACTAAAGAATATAGGGAAAATAAGGAAGAGGGTAAAAAATTACCTTCTTTTGCTGCTTCTCTTTTAGATGAAGAAACACAAAAAGATGCAAAAATGACGCCGCTAGGAATGGCTGTTAGAATCGGAGGTGATGTTTTTTCTGCTGCAGAATCTTTAGGCCAAATAATTGGAGGAGCTTTCGTTGGAACTGTTGTAGGCGGACCTGCAGGCGGTGTTGCTGGTGGATTTTTAACAGCTACAAATCAAATGGCTCCTGAATTTCTTTTTGACTATAATTTAGAAAAAGCTAAAAAAAAATATGCTAATTTATCAGAAGAAGAAGCTTTAGATAGATTAATTAAAGATGGCGATGCTGATTTTGCAATACCTATGACTGGTGCTACCGTAACCGCGGGGCTTGCTGTATTGCCTGTTGGAAAAGGTATGCAATATTTAGGTTTAAATAAAGCCGCACAAGGTATTAGTAGAAAATTAGGTTTAGGTATAAGTAAAACTAAATTTGCTAGGCCCTCGTTAAAAGCCGGGGTAAAACCTAAAAAAGTAACATTAAATGATATTGCTTCACTGGAATCACTTGAAGAAACAACTGAAATAATTCCACAATCTATTAATAGAAGTTTAGGTGCTGGAGAAGATTTTGTAGGAGTTTTAAAAAATATTAAAACTGATTTACAAAATGAAGCTTTTTTAACAGCAGCACAATCTTATATAGGTACATTTGGTAGTTTTGGTTTAGCAAGAGGAGCAGGCAAGGTTTTTAAAAATTCAAGAACTAGTGTTGTTCAAAGTATAGACCAAGGTAAAGCTGTTAATATTATAGAAGAAATAGGTGAGCTAAACGCCGAATTAGTTCAAGCTACAAATAAAACAGAAATAGATGTAATTCAAGAAAAAAGAGATAGCAAACAAAATGAATTAGGCAACCTTATTACTAGATATAATAGTATTCTAGGCATGGGTACTGAACAAGAATTTGATCAAATAAATTCTATGGAGGAGCTTAATGACTCTTATGTATTAAAAGTTAGAGGTATACATGAAAGCAAAAACAAATTAACTCCTGCAAAATATTCTGAAGCTTTAGAAACATATAGACAAAAGTATTTAGAAAATAAAAATAGAATAAAAGGTATTGCTGAAGAAATTATAGACAGACATGATGGCCTAACTGACGAACAAAAAGATGAAAGATCTGTTTCTTTTAAAATGGCAGATAATATTAATAAATATAATCCTAATGCTACTAAACAACAAAAAACAGATTTTTTTAATAATGTTGTAATACCAAATACTGAAGCTTTAGTTAACAGAGTTACAAATAGATATTTTAAACAATATAGTGAATTTAAAGAAGGTGCTTTGCAAAGGCATGATTTTTATGCGGATTTAATTGTTGGTACTGAAAATAATCCTGCATCTTCCTTAAGAGGTTTATATGAATCATATAATGCAGAAAAAGGTCAAAAGCTATCAACATGGATAGTAAAAAATCTTGATCTTAGAGCAAGACGTATATTAGAAGAAAGAGTTGGATCTCAAAGAACAACTGCTGCACAAGAAATAGGTGCACCTGAAACACAACAAATTTCAGATAAAACTACAGACGAAATTTCTTTAAAAGCACCTAAACTTGCAACAAGATTAGATATAGCTAAAGAAGTTTTAGGTAAAGTAAGAAGGGCTGCAAATAAAGCATTATCAACAGCTTTAGATATAAAAGATAAAAAGTTTACAACTGAGCTGTTAAATACAGTAAAAGATGATGTATTTAAAGAAATAAAAGATTTAATTCCATCTAAAGCAAAAAGAGAAGCATACTTAACACAATACGCGCAAGCTTTGTACGATGCTATTCCTGCTTCTGGTTTAGCAAAAGCAAATCCTGAATTAAGATCTTGGCTAGAACAAAACCCTTCTAAACAAAGATTTGTTGATTATTTTTTAGGTAAAGATGAACCTGGATTAAAAGCAAGTACAAAAAGCGATCGTATAAACAAACAGCTTCCAGAATATATTGCTAAAGCATTAGCAGCAGAAGCTATTATAGACGAATTACAAAATAATCCAAATACAAAACAAAGATTTGAACAATCACAAAAAGAAGCCGTTGAAGAAACAGCAGATAATATTCAAGATATAACTAAAGAAGAACGTGATTTAAAAAATAATAATCCTGAGCAGCTCGAAGAATTAGAAAGATTAGCAACTGAAGGTGATGCTGGCAATATTAATAAAATATTAAATACAGAAAAAATTTCAGTTAATAATACTGATTCTACAAATAATTATGAAAAATTAACAAATAAGCAAAAAGCAATACTTAATTTTGTTAAAGTAGCAAAAATACCAAGTGTACTTTTGAAAAAAGCTGGATTTACAAATCCTGGAGCACAGTATACCAGAAGAAACGGAATAAAATATTATAAATTAAAAAATGGAAAAGAAGTAAAAGACGGTACTCCTGAATTTAAAAAAGCTCAAGAAGAAAACTTAATCTTACCTCGACAGGATAGAGGAGGGTTATTTTCTTCTGTTAATGACGGTTTTTTTAAACAAGCAATGGAAATAGCTAAAGAAAATGATAAATTATATCCTAATTTAAGTTCTAAAAGAGTTACAATTAAAAAAGGTGAAAAAATAGATGGTTCATGGCTTAAAAGAAATGCTGCTCAAATGAAGCAAAACATGGACTTTATGATAACCGCTGCTAAAATTTTACAAAATGCGGTTCATAAAAATGGGCTACCCATTGAGGATGCTTTTTTATTTATTACATCAGCTTACCAAGCAACAGAAGGTTTTATAAAAGTTGCTGCTCCTTTTAAATATGTTTCAAAGGTATTTGCTTACGGAAGAAGTGGAAACCAACAAACCGGAGAAATGTATAGAGAAGAGCATCAGCCTCAAGCTTCTTATATAGGCAAAATTTTAATGTGGGGTATAAAACATAATAAAATTAATCTTATAGAACCTTTTATAAGAAAATATTATTATCAAACGCAACTTTCAAAAAGTGATGATCAAAAATTTGATGATTCTAAATTAGCAAAAAATATGCCAGAGGGTTACACTATTTTTAAAGACCCTATTATAAGAATGTCACAAGCAGGCGTTAATTTAAATGATCAAGTTAATGTTGAAACAGGAAAAACAATAGCAGAAGAACAGAATGCTAAAAGTAAAGAAACTCCAGATGGTATTGCAGCATCAAATGATGTTATAAATGAAAAACAAGGAGATCAAGTTGAAGCTCTTATTGATAGAGTTATAGGTAAATTAGAAGAATATTTGGGACCAAAAGGATCCCTACAAGCAAGCTTTTCTGCAGTTCCTACTAATATATTAATTGGAGGATTAAGGACCGTTAAAATTGCTTATAAGGCTTCTAAGAACCTTGCTGAAGCACTACAAAAGGGCTACAGTAAAGTAAAAGACTTTATGGATGAGTCAGAGTGGTTAGATT